TGATAAATTTCTAAAATGAGCCACTTCATAGTTTTCAAGTACTTTGGCTGGTGTATTTACACCTGCAGTTCCTGCACTTGCACCTTCAATCTCAAATTGAACTAATTTTGGATTTTCTGGATTATGGTCTTCTAATCTATGAACATCATATGGAGACAAAGGTTTAACATTCACAACACCATACTTATCTAATATTTCTAAACTTAAATAAAAATCACCATATTTAGTTAAATTTCTTATCCAAGACCAAAGATTAAATTCAATATTTAATATATCTGAAAATAAGTTATTTAAAATATCAACTACCTTTGGATTATCTGATTTTATTTTTAATATTTTTCTTTCAACATTATCAATAGTAGATTCATCCGAATAAACATCTAAAGCAGATGATATAATTGGGTCTGCATCCATCACTTCATAATCTCTATAAAGTTCTCTACGAGCAGTATCGTATGCGTTTCTATTTTCTCTTGCTGCATATCCACTTAAACCAGGAGAGCCCATTAATCTTGTATATCTATCGATAAAGTTAGATTTTAATGCAGTTTGAGTAAAATCAACATCTTTTACTTTTAATTGTCCTGAATCTGTTTTTCTAACTACGATTTGATTTTGGAATAATTTTCCTAATCTCGTTAATATGTTTTCGTCTGCCATTTTTTACCTCTTTATTTAATTAACCAAGTTAAATCTTCTTTTTCACCGTTACCCAAATCTATTTCATATGGATTTTTATTGGGATGACCTGGAGTTCCTTTTTGAAATCCATCGGCCTGTGTTTTATTTCCATTACTATCCAACATTGAGTTCATCATAGCCCATTGTTGAGTATTTCTATCTGTTTGTAATCTTAATGCCGTATCTCTAACCCATAATGCAATTGCATAAGACATAACTAAATCATCATTATATCCTTCCATTGCCTCCGTTTTCGAGTTTTTATAAATATATACGAATAATTCATCTAATAATCTATTAGAATAAAGTTTTACTAATTTTTCTCTTGTATATTCTTCCATTTTTGCAATAATTAATGGTTTTGTTTTCATTGTTGTTGAAAAACCAGGCACCATATTTCTATCTTGTGCTCTGTATTTGTTATTCACTTGATGTTCAACATCAACAACTTGCATATCCTTTGATTGATAAAATAAATTTTTATAATTTCTATCTATAATGGTTTGTATTGTAGCCCAACCAATGTTGTTGTTCTCAACTACGAGTAATGCGTCATTATATTTAGTAGCCAAGTCAATAAGAAAATGTCCATAATCTGTAGTAGATAATTTACCTTTATATTCTGCACATTGTTTCATATCTGCCACTTCAAATACTTGACAAGCAGAATAATCTGAACCATCACCACGAGATACATCTGCAACTACAATATAATCTTTCGAATAATCGGGTTGTTCCCAAACCCATAAATTTCTATCTATACCTTCTTCTAATACAGGTGCTTTTATCATATTCTCTTTATACCAAGTAAGTATTTTAGGGTCAACTACTGATTGTCCAGAAGTAAGGAAATCAGCATCACATTCTTGAGCAGCTTGTGAAGGGCCTAAAATTTTATTTTGTTCATCTCTCCAAGTTTGGTCTCTATCTGGATGATTTGTCCAATGAAGTTTAATTGTATTAAATTCATTTGTACCCTCTTCTGCACCAACCCACTCTTTGTGAAACCAATTACCCACACCATTAGGTGTTGAAAGAACAATTGCATCACCACCAGTTGCTAGTGTTTGTTGTGCTGCTGTCCATATTGTACCAATTTTATCAATAAACGCTGCTTCATCAATTATCAAAAGAGATAATGCTTCTGAACGACCAGCTGATTCATTTGAAGCAATTGCTTTAATCTGTGAACCATTTGTAAATCTTAAAGATAGTTTATTTATTTCTTCTGTATTGGTTTTTAACCATTGAGGTAAACCATCATACATAACTCTTACCTTTGTAACAAGATTTTTTGCAACATCTTTACCAGTTGCAATAACAAGAATATTTTTATCAGCATGAAATAACATTGTCCATAGTGCATATCCTGCAGAAAGTGTTGAAATACCTAATTGACGAGATTTTAAAATAATATTGTATCTATTATCATTAAATTCTTTTACACATTTTTCTTGAAAATCATATAAACTAAATTTTATTTTACCTCGTTTAGGATGTTGAATTGTGCAGTACTTTTTCATAAAGTGTGCAGGGTCTTCAACACATTTTACATATTCTCTCTTTATTACTTGTTTTAAATCTATTTCACTCATTAGTCTATTTGTCCTGCTAAATAAATTGAACCACTTGTTATAAGTATTCCACCAAAAAACCAAAGATACTTATTATCATACCACTTTGGTTTTACTAAATCAATCATATCTTCTTTTAATTTAATTTGTTTTTCGTAATCTTTTATTAAACCATCATATTGTAAGTTTAATTCTTTATATTTCTCTACATCAAATTGTAGTTCTTTTATATTATTAAATAAGTCTTTTGTTTCTTGTTCTGATAAACAAGTGCCTTCACAAGGAACTACATTTGGGTCTATTTCCTCTGAAAAACTAAATGAACACATTAATAATATTAATAATAACTTTTTCATTAATAAGTTCCTCCACCTTGATTTGTATTATTAGATAATGGTACAAATTTACTATAATCATTGTTAGGATAACAATCCCAACCAAGTTTTGTTCTTATTATATTTGCTGCATCCTCTGTTAAAGGTATCAATATTCTGTGAGGTTCATCTTTATGCGTTGAACCCTCCATTGGTCCTTTGTTTGGATGAATATGATACGAACCTATATATTCATATGCCAAATTTGTAGATATTGGTTTAACCAAACTAAACTCACCACCATTCGTATACAAATGTGTATGCCTTCTAACCTCTGTTGGAGATTTATCCATAGATTTTATAAAAGGATTTAAATTTGCTGGTGAGTTAGTTGGTGGTCTTTTACCTAAATCTTTGAATTTATCAAAGTATCCCATTATTTTTTACCTTTAGCAAAATCTTTCAAAAAATCAGATGCTTCTTTTGAACCCACATCTTTTTTCTTGTAAGTTTTTTTCTTAGTTTTATTTATAGTTTTCTTTTTTGTTTTAATTGTATCAGAAACTTTTTTTGATTCTTTTTTTACACCTTTAAGTTTCTCATCTTTTCTACCAGCACTTTTGCCTGATAAAAATGCGGCGAGAATCCCACCACATAAAACAATAAATCCTATAATATATTTTTTAATTTTACTAAACATATTATTTACCGAAAGGTAGTTTGTCCCATATTGGTTTCAATACAGTATCAAAAATAATATCGTCTTTTTTACTTGGTGATAATTTTACGATTTTTTCTAATGTATAAAATCCTAACATTACCCATTCCCAATTTGCAATAATCCAATCCATTTGATTTCTCCTATGATTTTTAGTTTTTACCTTTTATTTTAAGGTTATTCATGTCTATGTTATCATTTGCTAAAGCATTTGCAACACTTTTATCAAATACTTTATTGTTTGATTCTTTCATTTCTTTTTTCCAAATTTTTTCTTCTTTTTTAAAATCTTTTATATACTCTTCAATTCTTTTAAGTGTATATTTTTCGTGTTCGTTTAAATTTTGTTCTAAAAATTTTTCTTTTTTCTTCCTTGATAGTTTTGCCCATTTTTTTGCACCATCTTCACCTTGATATTTTTCAAATTTATTATCACCAGTTTGAAAAGTTCTTGAAAATTGTGCTTCAAAATCTATCTGACAATAATAACATCTACCATTATGTTTATAAGAATCTTTATCCCACGGCTTTATTACATAAGATTCACAATCAGGACAAGTATCAGCTATTCCTTTTCCAGGTAGTGAAGATTTTTTAACACGAAATCCTTCTTTTTGTTCCCACTCATATCCGTCACTATCTGTCCATTTATCACCAACTTTTCTTACTTCTTCAGTTGGAGAGTATTGTCCTACTTGTATTTTACTCTTATAATTTC